CAAATAGTGGTGCGTGGGGAAGGATTCGAACCTCCAACGTTTACCACAAAGGGAACGGATTTACAGTCCGTCGCAGAACCACCGTCTCTGCCGCCCACGCATATAAGTCTCCAGTCCTGAAACTGGAGGTGCCAACCGACGTATCGGGATGGCGGGGATTTTGGTCCGTGTGGAGAGATTCGAACTCCCGACCCTCTGGTCCCAAACCAGATGCGCTACCAGGCTGCGCTACACACGGTTATTCTTTGGTTGGCGTAAATGGTTACGATCCATTGACCCCTGTCTTATCAGGACAGTGCTCTACCACTGAGCTATACGCCAAAAATTCCTGAAGCCTCCGATTGGGATTTTTACCCCACCTCTTTCCATTGTACACCGAAGCTCCGCAGTGTCAAGGTATGTTCTCAAATAGCAGCATTTCGAACTACTACTATCGAGGTAATGGTGGACTCTCTGGGACTCGAACCCAGAACCTACGGTTTAAAAGACCGTTGCTCTAACCTATTGCGCTAAGAGTCCAAACTTATTAGGAGTGATGTCATGTTATGGATATGGATAGACCGCCATACCGTTCGCTTTACTCTGTAATCTTATTTCAGGTCATGACTCCTATTTCGATTACAACTCAGTATTGGCCGTGCTAGCTAGACAGAGGACCCATTGACTGTGCGCTGTGCAGGAACACTGCAATTTTCCATAACACCACACCTAATAAGTTGTTTCTTCAAAAGTGCACCTGTCGTACAGGGGTCGAACCTGCATCTCCTACGCGAAGGAATCCTATCCATTAGACCAACGACCTCGCTTATCGCGCTCGCGAGTGGTGCACTTATGAAGAAACAACCTTTCGGTTATTTCTTTTCCAACAATGTCAAACAGCGTATATTCTTATATTACCCTACATTTTATTTTTTGTCAAGCTATTTTTTGACAATAAAAAAGGCGGGACTTTTTGGGTCCCGCCTCTAATAAGTTCTGTAGGAACCTTTTAGACGAGACCCATCGCGATGGCTTTGTAGCCAGCTGCGATTACCTTACGTGATGGAGTACCAAAGCGATACTTATTTGTCACGCGACCCTTGCTATCTGTATGCTCATTGCAGTAGATAGAGAAGCCTTCCTGGCGCAGCTGGTATACAGCATCATGCGGATTAGCAATGCTGTAACGTGCAGCTAGCTGCTTGGCGGTGAGTTCTTCACCATTCACAACGAGCGCTTCGTAAACCTTACTGACCTTGGTATTAGATGTAGACATTAAATTCTCCTAGTTGCATTATTTAGTAATTATATATTAGAATTTCCAAAAAGTCAACTCTTTTTTTCAAAGAATGTCAACTATTTTTCCATCCATATCCACAGCACGCACCCGTTGGTTAGGGAAATGTGATGCTAGCTGTCTCATCTCAGATAGGATCATCTGAGAATTGTTAAGAGTAATATGGTATGTACGCCAATTACCCGTAGTGTCTTGTAGTTGAATCTGAACTTGATTCATTATCCTCTCCTCGACTTGGAGCCAACCTGCGTCATATCTGTGTCAGGAGTAGCGTACTGTAAGCCACCTTTGTTGAAGAGTGGCATAACACGACTTGCTTTTTCCATCACAGCCTTGCGCACATGCTCAGGCTCCTTATGAAGGTTGGCCATCAAACTACGATCAACACAGGAAGAAGCAGAACCTGACATCCCTGAAGACACGTAGTCTTTCCGATCAACCATCATATATTCATTATACCGCTTTTTCCAATTTTTGTCAAGCACTTTTTTTTCTGCTATTTGATCGAGGTGCAAACCTTGCTTTTTTAGCCAGAGTTCGTGTTTCGATGGAGCAGACTTAGGCTTGGCTTTGCGACGTCGAGTATTCGTTGTCGTGTAGTAGGCAGGTAGGATATGCATTGTCATAGGTTTTCTCCGATGATAAACCTATCATACCCTATCTACTTAAAAAAGTCAAGCGTTATTTTTTGAGGATGTTTCGAGGATTTTTTCTAGGTATCCTCGAACTTTTTCTTTGGCTGGGTAGTATCTGTTTTCTTTGATCTGAAGAAACCTGTTCGTGTTGCAGTATTTCTGCTCGAACCACATATCGTCGCGTGAATCTATCATCTCTTCAAGAGCTTCCATGAAATGTTCTATGTTAATGTTCTCTTGCTGTAATTTCATGTTCGTCTACCTCTGAATCATCGACTATAATATACTTCGCTTCTTTGTCGAGCTCAGCATATGCTTCCAGGATTCTGCGTACCTGATTAAGTTTCTTTATGCATGTGTTGATTGTTTTATGCGCAACTTCATCATTATTGCCTTCCTGTAAATCCATAAGGACAGCGTCCAGATTTGAATCTACAGAATAATCAATGTGGAACTTCATAGGAGTTCCGTCAGAATCCAGCCGCTGATCTAGTTTCAGCGGCGGGAATAGTAGATTGGAAATAATTTCCAACTTTTGATCAGCAGGTGTGTTGATCTTTTTCTTAACTGTCCACGGTAGCTTCATAATATATTCAATCCTTACTTTTTCTTACGACCCATATTATACTTAGTCTCTAATGTCCATTCATTTTTTTCTTTGTGGTTTATGATTTTGATCTGACTCATAGAAGCCAATGGATCTTTAATCTGATCAGCCTCAACAACCTTTAAGAGACCCCAATCTTCCAGAAGCTCAATGATTTTGTTACGGCGACCCTTGTCTTCATCAGAAAAATTGGATGGCTTGCCATCTATTGCAAACATCTCTTTGAAATGGACGATATAATATTTGCCCTGCTTGTGAAAAATATGACAGGACTGATAAAGTTTCTTTTCTTTTCTTGAAGCTACCCCGATGCGAGTAAGAGTTTCTTTAATCTTTAAAAAATCTTCTTCTTCAGCGATCCTCACCTCAACTAAGTTATTAATTAAATCATTCATTTAACTCCACCTTTTTCTTGTTTTTTTCTTATAATATCAATCTGTTCTTGAGTAAGGAGCTTGAGCGCCTCTTTCGTCCGTGCATTGTTATATTTATAATAACCCTGAATTAGATCGAAGAGCTCTTGTTCCTTCTCGCGAAGCTTCTTGACTTCCTTTGTTTCGGGTGGAAACCATCTCTTAGCCTTGCGGATAGAGTGGAAAAGAAAGTCATAGTGAGCCTTATCCCACAGATGATAATTGATATTCATTTCATTGGCATAGTGAATCGTGTCCTGAAAGTTAGACAGGTTCACATTGGTACGCCACTGACTATATTTTTGATCTTGAATAGTGTTGAGGTCGATGTACTTCTTGTTCTGAGTTATGCTATTCTCATATCTCCAATCATACTTCTCGCTCATTTGAAATCGCAGTTGCCGAGAACTTCAGCAATAAAAGCCATAAAGTTAATTTCGATATTGGCTGCGAATGCATTCTGATACTGATACTTAGCAATCAAAACAACCAGAGCAGGAACGTCTGATGGCTGCATGTAATCTGTAGTAGCAACATCATAGAACTGACGATACAGATCATTGACATCGCTGTCTAGATTGTTCTTCACCCACTTACGGATCTCCGTATAGTTCTTATCTCTCATCAAAGAAATAAGATCCTTGATCGAAGTCTCTTGCATGTTAGCAAGAATACCGCTGTCAATAGTACCAGTGGATGAGTAACGCTGCAGCTCATTAAGAACACGACGCCAGTCAGGGAAGTGCTTCTGAATAACTTCAGCAACAACAGCCTTGTCATATGTAATTGATTCAACATCAAGAATACCGACCACTCGCTTCATGAACTGCATGGCGAGCTTACCCATATCCTTCTTACTGATCTTAAAGTCGATTACAGAACACCTCGAGTGAAGAGGCTCGATAATGCGATTCTTGAAATTACAGGTGAGAATAAACCCACAGTTCCTTGAGAACTCTTCCATAAAATTGCGGAGTGCAGGTTGAGTAGAGTTGGCATTGAGGTAGTCGGCTTCATCCAAGATAACGTATTTTCGTCCACCATACAGGGAAACTGAACTGGCGAAGTTGAGGATTTCGTTTCTGAGGGTGTCGATGTTTCCATTCATAGATCCGTTGATAACAATATAATCTGCGCCAAGCTGTTCAAGCATAGCACGAGCTACTGTTGTCTTACCAACACCAGCACTACCAGATAAAATCAAATTGGGAATGTTCTTTTGGTCAACGAACTGTTGGAACACAGCCTTCAGTTCTTCAGGGAGAATAGTTTCAGCAATAGTTTTTGGGCGATACTTCTCGACCCAGAGAAAATCTTCGTTCATCACATACTCCATAATATAAAAAGGGGAGGGATATTATAACCCCTCCCAAGTAAAATGTCAACTAAAAGTTGAACCCTTTTCAACTGCGATAAAGTATTCCGCAGAATCACCAACAAAGTGGGAGATAGTAGGTGCTGAACAGATGCTCACCTTATAGTTTCCAGGGAGAACCTTGATGTTTTCACACTTAAAGATAACCTTGAAGTTCTTATCAGTGTCACCAATTTCAATTGAGTACACATCACTTCCTGGGTTCTTTGTATCAGCTGCCTGCAAATACACCTTTGCTCCATCACCAGAAATAACAATATCTGGCAGAGAAAGAATACCAAGAGCACGCTCAACATCGCGAAGGTTGTCGGTCGTCAGGTTAAAATCAACATCAACCCGAGGAAGAGACAATTCCTTTTCAGGAACCTTCGTTACAGTGCTTTCATCTGCATAGAAGTAATTGATCTTCTTGTTGTTAGCATCAGAAACAGTAACGAACTGCTCGTTGAATGTCAACTCAGGATCAGTAAAGAGGCTGAGCGTAGAAAGAAAACGATCAAGATTATAGATCGCGAATCTCTTATCAAACTGAGTTGTGATATTAGCCTTGGCCATGATTGTCTTTGAAGGCGAGATAGTCTTCAAAACATTTCCTTCATGAATAACAATAGAAGGATTAATCTTGGCGAAATTCTTGAGTACTGTAAGCGTAGTTGCGTCGATCTTCATTATTTAACACCTTTCACAAGTTCCATAACTTGGCCAGGTGTTTCCTTACAGGACATCACCTTGCCATTCTTCAAAACCAATGCGGTAACATTGGGTCTATCATCTTGCATTGTTATGAGAGTAGACACTGGGCGTGTATATCTTTCCATAACAACGATTTCAGTTGGGTCAATCCAAAATTCATAATTGGGTTCTGGATGTGTCAATTGAATTAGCATATTATAACCTCACTTTTTTTTCTTACCACCAAGCGCACCTGGATCAGCAGTAGCTGCTGCGCCAATAGATGCAAGATCTGCCAATGAACCACCAAAGATATAGCTGCCGACATGCTGCAACTTCATCCATGGACACAACCACGTGCTAATACCAGCAGCAATTGCCTTCTGACAGAACCAATAATCTTCTGAAAGGTAACGCTTTGTAGCAGGGTCAACTTCTGCCTGGAAATACATCATAATTTCACGGGAGCCATCGAAATGTTCAGTGCGAACATGATCAGGCTTGTACATATATTCAGGATATGTATCAGTAAACTTTTGCATCGCTTGCTTTTCGACCATCATAAAGCCAGTGCCAATTTCAAGCACTTCGCATGGTTCGCCAATAGCAATAGACTGCTGGCCACCCTTTGGGTTGAAAACATAATCGCCAACAAATCTTTCAAGAATGTTTGCATCATCATCAGCAACACCCTTATCAACTGCGACCTTAATCTTTTCCCAGCTGATGCACTTCTTTGGGTAAGGTCCACCAATGATGTTATATTTTCCAGGTTCGTTAGCCTGAAGAGCCATCATCGCAACAACGTCCTGTGGATTAAATCCGATGTCAGAGTCAATGAACAACATATGCTGTGCATCAGAACGCATAAATTCATCACAACAATAATTACGTGCTCGAGTAATCAATGATTCGTTGAAAAGAAAATACATCTGGAGAGGAATGCCGTACTGGGTGCACAAAGCAGAAAGGTCAGCAACCGAACGAGCAAACATACCTGCGCACTGCCCACCATACATTGGAGTCGCAAGGAATAACTTATTATTCTTTAGCTTTTCAACATCAATTTTAATTTCCATTATTTACCATCCTTATAATGATCGTTATATATACACATAATTGTGTAGTGTAAGGTCTTCATCAAATCATCTTTATTGTTGCCATTTTTCTTACCATAACGCCAAAGATACTTTAGGGCGGTGTTTCTGAAAGTGGGAGTGGCATCGTCTAGTGCAATCCAAGCATCAAAACATTGAACATTGTTCTCAGTCTGATAGTGCTGCCCATACGTCTTATCTATATAGGCATGGAAGTCAGCAATAATTTGTCCTTCAGCATACTTATATTGAATGTCATTAGTTTTCTTTGGAAAATCAACATTCCTATCATCTAGCAATTTCATAACCCTTTCAAAATCCTTCTTCAATTTACTAGCGCGACCTATCTGGCCACCACTCTCATCATAAATCGGATCATAATAATCTTCAGACATAGCCATGGATATCTCCTAATTAAAAAAATCTTCAAGCGTAGCACCAACTGGCTTGCGCATATCTTTCAATCGAAGCTCTGCCATACCTGTCGTTTCACGAATGTACATGTTACAAAGATCAGGAAACATTTCTGCAATCTTTGTGATAGAAGCATGAACATATTCCTTGGTACGGATAGTTTGCAAACCACCGTCTTCCTTGTAATAATTTGACTTAACAGTATAATTATCTAGGCGAGCAACTGCACCATTGCGAACATACTGACGGATGGAATATTCATAATCTTCACCGTGGTTAGTTACTCGCACTAGATCATCGCTATGTTCCACGATCACACCAAACATAGATGCAATAATATAACACAGCTTTGTGTAAACTCGATCCTTCATAAAATATGCATTCGAAGCTGCATAGATACCGAAGGTTTTGGCACCAACCTTTTCACATTCTTCAAATCCCCTGAAGATAATTTCTTCTTCAAGGTTGTCAATAGGACCGAGTTTTTGTTCGCTGATCTTACGCTGAACTTCTTCAACATCATCATCGAACATCATCAAGCGTGTACCTTCTGGGTAGTAACGCTCAATGAAATTACGTTGTGCGCCGATGGTCGGAACACCAACTACCAGCTTTTGATAGGGTGTATCGAGCAACGAATTGGTATATGCTTCAAGCTCTTCAGCATTAGCAACAAAAATAGTTACTCGATTAGGATCGATGTTATGACTCTCAAGAACTTTCAGAGTTTTCTTCTTGATAGTTTCAGGTCGCTTGTAAGATGGAATTGCGATTTGATAATCAATCATCCAAAAAATTCCTCTAAGTTCGCTGCTTCTTCTTTAGCATAGGGGTTGACAATGTTGTGTAATGTCATATAATCAAACCATTCCTGTTCATCCCACATACTTGGAGATACACCATTCCACATCGGTCGCTGAAGAGGATGATCCTTATTAAGACGACGTTCATCAACGTATTGTTTACGGAGGTTTTCATATTCCCATGACTTCAACTCAGTCATCTTCTCGCGGAAGTAAGCAACAATCGTCATACGATCATTGTCATCACCAATAAGCTCGTCGTTACCATGAATACCTTCGTGGTTGTTTACAAGAAGCATATCACCAGGCTGGAGATTAATAGCAATGCGGAACTCAGGTAGAATAAACTGACCACCCCGCCATCCTTTACCACTTGGACCAGTAACGCCACAAATGTTACTGAAGCCACTAGTAAGATCACCCGCATCTCGGTGACAGGCAGTACGCCAGTTGTGGTTAACAGTAAGAGTAGTGAAGACAGTGCCATCAATACGGAATCGATTGTCAAGTTTGTTTGCTTCTGCATTTTGAGCTTTCCATCTACCAGGAATCAGTTCCTTAAACTGACTGTTTAGTTTTTGAAGATATGGATAACAAAGAGCAAACTTCTCACGGTTCTTTTCAGTATAAGAAGTTTCGCGTCCATAAGGGATGCGAGGATAGCGATCAAAGTAACCAGCAATACCAGACATAACTGACTGCGCATAGTTAGTGTCTGAAATATAATTTTTACTTATAAAGCGAGCATCATGAATTTGTTGATCGCGAGGCATTTTCACAGCGTTAGAAAGCCACTTTTCAAACCAGCCATGATACTCAGGATAAAGTTTAGTTACCTCTGAACGAAGCCAAACTCTACCACGTGTTTCTTCTTTATTATTTGTTCTATGAAATTCACGAATGGTTTCAATAGTAGTTCCATCATCAATAACATTATCTGGTCTACCAAGAAAAGAAATTATATCTTCTTGTTCAGCAGTAACCCAATCACGCCCACCACGACCAGTAGCGCCCAACATGTCTCCTCGAGGTCCAGCTGCGAGACCACGATTTTGAGACTCGACCGCAGCTTCGCGAAGACCTGCATACGCTGCGTCCTGTTCCTCTTTAGTAAATACATTTTTACGATACTTGAAAATGATATTAGATTCATCATTTACGCCTGTTTGATTCCAAGCATAAAGGTCACAATCATTTTCTATGATGCGATCATAATATTCTTTACTGATAAAATGACCGAGAGTTTCCTCTGAATTAATTTTTTGTCTTACTAGAACTTCAACCATTATGATCCTCCAAAATTCGTTTAATATCTGGCGGTGTCCAACCTTCTGGCTTTTGAATTTTTCCATCTTCGCGACGGAGTACTTTACCGTCTACAAGCTTTGCCATATTACTTCTATGAACTTCAGCAAAAATATCGTCGAGAGGAATGCCATAAGAAACGGCAGTACCACAAGCGATGTAAATAATATCAGCGAGTGCATCAGCGACTTCAACAATATCATTGAATGATTCTCCATCCAAGTATTCGCGAAATTCTTCTCTAAGAAGTTTTACTCTAAGTGAGCGCTCATCGTCGGAAGGAAACTCTGGCTTCTCGCCAATGCGCTGGCCGAATGCCTTATGAAAATCACGAACGTCTGTAAACATTGTCATTATGTAAGTTCCTTTAAAAGTAATTTGCGACCTTCGATTGTCATAATCGGGTCAAGCATTTCTGTAATACGTTGAAGCATTGCACAAGCAAGCATCATAATTTCTTCTTTTGTATCGCACATCATAATTTGCTGATCGATTGGTTGCATTAACTCAGCCATCTTATCTTGGATCTTACTCATTGCTTAACCCCCATCATACAAATTGCATCACCACGAGCCATAGGAATAAACGTACCACCAGCAGCGATACACTTATCCATCGATGCGTAGTACTTCTGGTTACTGTCAATCACACCATTATAAATGGCAGAAACAATACCCAAAATAATTACTACTGCTGCAGTCCACCCAATAATCCAATCCCATTCATAATTACTCATTAATCCACCTCGGAGGTTTTCTGTTAGTCCACTTATGCAAGCCTGATTTACCTAGTATATAGTAATTCCTATAATTTGTCAAGGGGTCATCAGAAATAATATATTCCTCTGCCATGCATGATGGCATCGGGGTCCAATCCCAATCTTTCAAATTTTTAGGAGGTGACTGTAACATGTAAGAAATCTCACCGTAACATTTATGTTGCTTGTTATATCGGTGAGTATATTCTCGCATAAGAGCAAAGAAATGATCAACAAGCCAATCATAATTTTGCACTGCCGTACGACACCAAACAGCTGATGGATGATTGATATGGGTAGCAGTATAAATTATACCCTCGCGAGCATCTGGAAGAATCCAGCGTTTTGCTTTACGACCAGTTTGTGTTTTACCTTCGATTTCTACACCATCAAGAACTCGATGCGCTGTCGAGAGCAACTGGGCGCTCTCGAGAATCATTTTGACAACGTGCTTATCGACCAATGCCTGAGCGGCATCCATAGGATCATGATCAACGTAGAATATGTTCATTATCTTTCTCTGTGACTATAAGGTTTGCGCTGATAGAAACTCTGTTTTCATTCGACACATTTTTAAGTGTGTAGTGATGCAACCAACTAGGAAATATAACAACCATTCCCTCTTGCGGTCTGATGTTTTTAGTCCACATGTTTTTGTGTGTAAATGGATTGAACACCAAATCTCCACTGTTTTCTGGAAACTTTGTATAATACACAGCAGACAAATTCAAATACTTTGGGTTGTTGGTACCATGATGGGAATGGTAAATTGTTTGCTCGTTTGGTCTGATTACATGACCCCATATAGCATATGCTTCTGGTCGAATGTCAAGAACCATCGAATACTCTTTATCAGAATATTCGTTCTCGATATATTTTTTAGCAGCCGTCCAAAACATATTAGATAGTTTGATAACTTCTGGAGTCATATCCAATGCGCAATCTTCTATCGAACCATAATGAAGCTGATCTGCCATCATATCTTTATTATAGTTCTTTTCCTCAAAATTGTCAAGTATTTGTTTTGTTAAAAGAGAATTATCTATCCCTGTCAAAACTGATGTGTAAACATCTACGGAATAGAGATTTACTTTTTCCATTTCTTCATCGCCTGTTCTTTGTGGAAACGATTGGCTCTGTTATAAAACACGATACCATCAAGATGATCCATCTCGTGCTGGAAAACACGAGCAGTCATACCTGTAAACTGCTTGGTAATTGTCTCTCCATTCGGAGT